TCTATCTCTTATGCCAAGTGGTGTGAGAGACATGGGTTCCAATACTGCGACAAATTTATTCCTGATGATTGGTATGAAGAGCCAATACAAAAACAAAATAGTTTGCCCTGAGTGCGGTAAAAAAAACTGTGCAGTCTTTGATGATGGACACCACCATTGCTTCACTATGGACTGTGGCTACACCTACTACCCAAACAAAAAACTAACTTATCCAGAATATAAACAAAAGAAAGTGACCACTAAGATTATTCCTATCTACAAACCAAACCCAAAACTATTAAAGGTAACACCGATTGCTTTACCCAAACGTGGAATCACTAAAGAGACTTCAGAACTATTTGGTTATGGTATGTCTGAATACAGAGGGCAGCCAGTACAGGTAGCTACATATAAAGATCAGAAAGGTAATGATGTTGCACAGCATATACGCTTTCAAGATAAGAAGTTTATATGGATAGGAGATATGTCAAAGGTACAACTATGGGGTCAGCATCTTTGGAGACAGCATGGAGGTAATGGTTCTGTCTTTTTAACTGTATGTGAAGGAGAGATAGATTGCATGAGTGCTAGTCAGATACAGGGTAATAAGTTTCCTTGTGTGTCTATACCATCAGGAGTACAATCAGCAGCCAAGTACCTAGCAGCTAATTACAAATGGCTTGATAGTTTTTGTCGTATTGTTATTTGCTTTGATAATGATATTGCTGGCATGAAAGCAGCAGATAAATGTATGGAGGTATTACCAAGAGGTAAGGTTGCTATAGCAAGACTAGATCGTAATGATGTTAACGATCATCTTGTGTCAGGAGAAGGTGAGCTAGTCAAAGATAGGTTATGGAAAGCTAGACCAGTAAGACCTGACTCTCTTATTAATGCAGCAGACGCTTGGGATTTGTTTAC